CTACTCCTAAATAAACTAATTCAACAGGGTTTAAAGAGTTGGTGGCTAATTCCGAAATTATAGAAGCTGATAAGGATCTTGCCATTATAATATCTCAATTAAATCTATTTCATATTGAAAGTAATTAGTTACTCCTATTGAGTATTCTTGAATATCTCCATTAAGCCCTACTGTAAAATCTACATTGTCATAAATAATTATAGTGTTGTCTGCAACAGTAGTTCTTAAAGGTGGTTCAAATGTTAAAGTTCCCTCTCCTGATCCATCTGCATCTAAATCATCAACAGCCATATAGACTTTTGTTTGACCTGTAAATCTAAAGTAATCCCCAGCTTTTAATATTCCATTAGTTGATATTGTCATACCATCTACTGTGCCGGTAATCGCACCAGCAGTTATAGAAGCATTAGTAGAAATCACAGTTGAAGCTAAGCCTTGTGCATTAGAAATAGTTGGTGGAATAAAAGTAAATGTATTTAGTTGTGATCTTTGCTTCATTACAAATGCCTTGATGGGTGCAAACTCTACCCTTGACATTACTGGAAATTTTGATGTTAGTTTAAATTTTTGACCATCAATTTGTCTTGCTTGTCTTCTTCCAGAAACAGTTGTTGAAACAATAGTGGCTTGGTCTGAAGCTATGTTTACTGACATTGGTACTGGAGATGTAGGAAATTGACCACTCATATTATATTAAAGCTGATTTGCCCCTTGAGTTAAGTGCTTGATTTACAATATTAGTAATAGTTGCTCTATTATCTATTAATAATTCCTTAATACCTCTTACATCATTTGCTTGAATTGTGAAATTAATATTATTAACACCACCCAATTTTTCACTAGGTATTATTGTTCCGTCTGTGTTAGGCATAAATACTTCTCTACCTCTTTCTCCAACAGTAATTGGTTCTCCGCCTTTAACACTTCCACCCTCTGCAAAAGGAGATATAACTGATGTGTCAATAGCTGTTGTGCCACCGCTACCAAAAGCACCTAGTATTGAACTAAATATTCCACTACCACCACTTACTGATGCTTGTGCTTGTTTATAAAATAGAATTGATTTTTCTAAAGCAAGTTTTGTCAATAGAACACCAATTTCTTTTAATTGTGCTTTTATTATATCTACTAAGATGGTTTGAGCAACTTCTCTTAATGATGTTTTTAAATTCTTTCCAAGAACAATAGATTCTGCAATACCTTGAGAAACTTTATCAATAGCGTTAACCATTTCTTCTGCAATAACAGTAGTTGTAGTTTTTGTTATTTCAGTTAATTCTTTAAACTTATCTAATATTTTTTCTAAAAATGAATCATTTATTGGTTTGGAGATTTCTTCTTTTATTATTTTAATTGCTTCTTGAGTTTTTTCTAACTCCTTAATTGCCTGATCTGTTCCTAAAACATTGGCTAATCCCTCTCCAACTTCTCCACTCATATCAACTGACCAGCCACTTGTTTCTTTTCGTGCTTCTTTTACTTTGGCTGTATAGTCTGAAATACTTTTGCTTAATTTATCCCAATTAGTAGCTATTAAAACAATAACACCAGCAATAGCACTTAAGACTAACGCAATAGGATTTGCAAGTATAGATGAATTTAATAAACCCATAGCAATTGCCATAGATTGTATTGCTCTTATTGCTTGGAATACTTTAGCACTTACAAATAAACTTATTAATAAATTAGCATTATCAAATGCTATTTTAAAAGCCTTACTAGCAAATACAATAGCGTTGGCTAATGTAGTTCCCACTGAATTGGCAAAATTTATAATTACCTCTTTATTAGTGTTAAAGAATTTTTCTAAATCTCCCAGTTGTTTTTTTAGTTCTCCAAAAAATCCTTTTGAAATTTGACTAGAAAATACAAACAATAAGTTTTGTAATCCTATAATAGTTCCTGTTAAAGTATCTTTAATTGATTTATTTGCTTGACCAAATCTACCTGATCCTGAAAAGTCTTTTTCAAATAATGACAAAGCCTCTCTGCCACTAACTTCTAGTCCTTTTGGGATTCCCATAAGAACTCTAATGTTTTCATCAGCAAATAATCTAGCACTGTCTAATCCTTTAGTAGTTGCTTTTCCAAATTGATCTACAGTTTGTTCAAAAGACAAACCTGTTTGTGCAGATATGTTTTTAATGATCTCTAAATTTTTAGCTAGTCTTTGTGGTGAAGAACCCAGCCCTAATAATTTTTTAGCTGATGCTATAACTTCATCTAAAGGAACTTTTGAATCTACTGCAAATTGAGTGAACTGGTTAAATGCTTGACCACCTTTAGTTACATCTCCAGTTAAAAGATTTAATCTTACTCTAGTTTCTTCAGCAGATTTGCCAATATTAACTAAAGCCTTAACAGCTACTCCAGTACCAATAGCAATTAAAGCACCTTTTAAACTAAATAAAGAATTTTTAATTCCTTTTAAGGCTTTACTTGCACCATCTATTACATCAAGCCTTATGTTTAATTGCTGATCTTGTGCCATGTTGTTTCTCTTTTTCTGCCTTCAACTTAAAATAAGCTATCCAATAAGTAAATTCTTCTTGGCTCATTGACAATACTTCTTCCATACTTTTTTTTAGTTCATAACCCAAAGCCATTATGGAATACAACTCTGAATCGGTTTTTACTTTTTTTCTGCGTCCTCGTAAGTTAGTGTATTTAACATTGTCGTTGCTACTCTACCTATTACTTCTGGATCTGCTGAAGTTAGTAATGTCTGTTTATCATCTAACTTAAATATTTTGTTTCCATCTTTATCTCTAGCCTTTAACATTATCACATCTACAAGAACGCCTAAATCATCATTCTTTGCGTTTTTAAAAAGCCCTCGTTTTTCTCCAAGATTAAATGGACTGCTGTAAATCACTAGAGGTTGTCCTTCCTCGCCCCACTCGGCAACTTCAATTTGTTTAACCCCTTGTGATTCAAAATGTTCTTTAACTCTATCTATTACACTCATGTTTTATTTCTTCCTTATTATGAAACTGTTGCTTCTGTTAATGCACCATTACCTTGAAATGAAATTTCCATTTCTACCATTCCATCAAAAGATGAATTGATTGTTCTTCCAGTAACAATACCTGAACCAGTGTAGTAAGTATCTCCAGATGTTGCACCTTCGGGGTAAGTGTTAATTGTTATTTCTGCACCAGCTACTAAAAGTATTTGTCCAGCGTCTGTTTCGTCAAAAAATACAGATGCACTTCCAGTAAAAGATTTCAGCCCTACTTTGTATGATCTGTTAGTGTCGCCCATTGAAGTATCTTCAATAGTTTCAGCAGTACTTTCTAATGAGAATGATCTTAGTTCTCCAACTACATCTGTTCCAATTTTAATTGTACCTTCTGAGCCTGTGTGTGTCGCCATTAGGTTTCCTTTTGTTAAATGTTAAGGTGTACCAGCAGTATATTGATAGATTACTCTAGCAACTATTCTGATTCCACCGATTGGATATAAAGTTCCCTCATCTGTAGATACATCTACAATTTCGGTTTTTTTTGCATACCCACCTCTGCTTCTATCAGATTCTAATGCTGTTTCAATAGTTGTGATTAATTCATTTCGTTTTGTGTCTATGTTTGTGTCTGTACCTTTGACAAATCCCACTATTACAAATTCAGCTTGTGCCTGTCTTGTTACGCTTGTAGAGGTCATGGTTTCATCGCTTCTTGATTCATTACCTGATTGAATAAAAATTGCTGGGTATTGCTGTTCTGATAATTCAGATATATTAAAAGGTTCTCTAGTAATCTTCTTAATAGTAATAGGACTGGTTACCGCAGTAAGTACAGTGATAATATTATTTGCTATAGATTCTCTTTTGCTCATATTTTACTTCCTTTGTTAAATTCTTTTTTAAAGACATCAAGTATTGAATTAACATCTCTACCACCAATAGCAAAGAATTTCCTTTTACTTTGATTTTGTAGTGCTTTTGTATTTTCAAACTTACTTGCAAAGAATATATTGGCACTACTTGAGGTGGCTTTGTGGACAATGTTGCTTATCATGTTGCCCGAAAAATATAAATCAGGCTTAGTTCCAAATCCCTTATCTTGTCTAAATTCTTTATATTCAGGTGTGTAGGATACAAATGGTATGCCATCTACATCTATTCCTTTTTTTGTTTTTTGCTTAATTAAAAATATAAGAAATTCGGCAGTTGCACTCAATGCCTTTTTTACTAAAAGTGGTTGTTCTTTAATTTGTTTGTCAAAATTATTGGCAACTTTAAGGACATTATCACTAACAGTAATCTTCATCTTATCAATCTAAGTCTATGATAAGGTTCTTTCTCAGATGTGGTTATTGTTCCAGAGGAGTCATCATCATATTCAACACCATCTCTCATTACATCAGTAAGTTCTTTTTCATAGAGTGTGCTGTAATGGTTCATCATTACTTGAAATCTATCAAGGTTATCAGAACTGTTAAATTTAGTAAGTAATGGACAAGCGTAATCAGATATTACTTTAAATACAGAACATCTTTTCCATTGTGAGTTTGTTAGTTTAGTTCCGTCCATCTCTACAGTACCTAGTACTGAAATGTTTTTTTCAATGTTTGTTTTATAAACTGGAAACCATTTAATTCTTAAATCTCGTTCTATATCTGCTCTGGCTTGTGCGTGGTAATCATTGGGAGTTGTGAAGTTAGCAATCCCAAATCCTAAAATGTCTGATTGGTAAAATGTTAAATCTGTATCTACTGTAAAATTCGCCATATTAAATCCTTTAAGTAGGTGGGGATTTTACTCCCCACCATTGGTAGCATTAATTAAAATGCAGTGTCCACAGTTACTGCAACACCGTAATTAGATTTAATAACACCTGTTCCGTAAGTCATAGTTGCAACGATTTCACTTGCTCTTAGAGAAGCATCTCTTTGAGATTCAAGTTTGAAATCTGCTTTCATTGCAAGACCGATTGAACTAGGGTGGAATACTCCACCAACTGAGTCATCGTAGGCATCTACGACTAAGTTAGCATTTTCAAATACATCAATACCAGCTATTCTGCCGATATATCCGTCCATCAATGCTTTGTTTCCGATTTCAGAAATTGCATTTGATGATGTAGTGTAACCAGCGTTTGTTAAAGTTTTCTTCAAGTTGAAAACTGCTTTAGGGTGAAACACACCGTAGTATGGTGCGGGTACTCCCAATGTTCTTAAAGTTGCTTGTGCTTTAAAAAGAAGGTCAGCAGTTAGTTCGCTTGTATTACCACCTATGTCGCTTGAAAATGAAGCGAATAGTGCTGATAAATCTACATCTACTTTTTTAGCTAAAGCATCTCCAAATAACTTACCGATATCTGATGCTACATTTCTTGATGCAGAATCTCTACCTAAGTCAGTTAGAGTTGTCATTAAACCCACTTCAGAAGCAGTAATTGTAGCTTCAGTAGGGTTAATAGCAGTATTTGATAGGTCTGTTCCTTCGGTTAATGCTGATGCACTAACTGCTGGATATACAGGTACAGCTATTTGTTTTCCAGCACCAGTTATTGAGTAGGTTGTTGCTAGTGGTCGCATAACAGAGTTTTCTTGGAAGGTATAAATCGCTTCTTGAATAATCTCTGTGTACAGTTCCGCTAGTGTGCTTGATGTTGTTTCGTTTGCCATGTTTGTTTGTCCTTTAGGTTAATTGTTATTTACTATTTTTGCCTTCAATCCACCCTGTTGATCTCTTTGTTTTTTAAACTCTGCATAAACCTTGCGGTCATCTGCTTTGCTTAAATCTAAATCAGCTATATTAAATGGCTTTAGTGTATTGCCACCAATCCCACTTTGCGAACCGCTACCTCTTGGGGAAGCGACCACATGATGTGGATTGTTATTTAGATATTCGGCAACTAATTCGTTCACACTCATTATATCGCCCTTATCATTGTAGCGAGGAGTTCCATTTTCAGAAACTACTTCTACTTTACCTGAGTCATTTAACTTTAAGGAACTTCTTAATAAGGCTTTCACCTCATTAGGATTAATTGCTTTAAGTTGAGAAGCTGTATTGACTAATGTTTCGTCAATTCTAATCTTCTGTAACTCAGATTCCAAAGAAGATATTCTACTATCCTTTTTTGATACTGTATCTTTTAACACTTTATCAAATTCGCCTCTTTGTAAGGCAAGTTCTTGTTCCTTTTGTTTCTTTTCTTCAAGAAGTTTTTTAGCTTCTTCTAAGTCAAGTCCATCAAGTTTATTAGATACAGTTTTTTTATACCTCTCTAATCTTCTTTGAACTATTGCTTCTACTTGTTCTTCTGTAAAAGCCTTAGAGTCCACTTTAGCTTCGCTAGAAACTTCAGTAACTATTTCCTCATTTTTTGTAGGAACTTGAGTTTGTTCCACCGAGTTCTTGTTTTGTTGCTCGTTCATTGTATTACTCCTTATATTATTTTACTGCCTGTTTTGTCAATCTAATTTATAGTTGCCTATAGCATCTATCCAATCTGGATTGACTGGTTGAAAGCTGTGGCGACAGTTATAACCACCTCTAACAACAAATGGATCTCCTTGTGCTTTACCAGCCCAAGTTTCGTTTGCCCAAATATCTCTAATCTCTGCTTCTGTTAAAACTTGACCAGAATGCTCTACACAAAAATCTCTACTATCTCTTATTAAACTACCATAATAAATATAGGAAGTTAATCCAGCTTCATCTGCTCTATATTTTGCAAATTGACCATCAAATCCCATTAATGAATCTTGCACTATTTGAGTTGCATATCTATTTAAATTATCGCCCAAACTATTTCTTCCATAGACTGTTTGTAATTGAGAAACTGCTGTATCTACTTCTGCACCATTGGGATTATTAGCAATATAATTTACCAACTCTTGTGCTTTTTTAGAATCAGCTTGTTGATAGATACCATTAATTTTACCCTTAATTGTACTAATCATATCTTTTAGGGGTCTTCCAACTAAAGTGCTTTGATACACTTCATTTGCTAAAGTATCAACAAACTCATTTCCTAAGTTTTGGAATTGTGAGAAGCTAATTTTTTTTAGTTGTTGAATGACACTTAAGTCTATTTCAGTTATTTGTGCAAATTCTGATGGTATTGGAAGTTTTCCATATGTTGCTACAATGTTCCCAGCTATTTTATCATAATCCTTTATAAAAGATTGCACTGGTTGCAAATAAAGTTGCTCAATGGCTTGTTGGAGTTTAGGTCTTATTTCAATAGCTAATCTAGTATCAAATAAAATACCATTCGCATTAGGTAGCTTACTAACTTTTGCTACAACATCTGCCTCTAATCTTTGTAATGCTTTAATTAAAAGTTCTTGTTGTTTATCTTCCAATGAAGTAAGTGCTTCAGCACGAAAGGCTTGGAGTTCTTTTAATAAATCTTTTGCCACTATTAAATAGTAGGTGTTTCAATCTGTGTAATTGGAAACTCACCTAACCTCGTTGTTGATTGGTCTATTTCATCATCAATTATAGATAATACTTCATCATCTTCAATAACTGTTCTTGCTATTTGTTTGTCTAGTTCTTTAACAAAGGTATTAGATTTAATGTTAGATGCTTTGGCTTGTTGTAATACTTCTAAATCAGTTGCCCAATCTCTAAGATCAAATGAATCAGGGTATATGATTTCCCCGTCAAAAGATTTATCTTGCCATCTTGCATACAATCTCCAAATTTGTTCTTCAGCCAATTGCATTAAGTTTGCTTTCTCAGTAAGTTTTGCATTAAGTAATTGAAACTCTGTTCTGAGTGCAACACCAGAAGATACTCTATCAGATGTGGATCTAACTGCACCTACATGAGCAAGTCTATTAATTGAATCTACTTTCATTTCAATAGTTCTTAAAATTGAGTCTATGTTTGACCCACTAGGTTGAAGTAAATATGGTTTTAAATTAGTGTCTAAATTGTCAGGCATTTCAATAATAGAACCAGCACCAGCAGAAGCATCAACATCTCTAGTCTTAACTAAGGAAGGGTGATTGGATAATCTAATTAATTGTTCAATCTCAGATAACTCATTATAGATTGCTTTTTGTAAGTCAGCTATATCTGTTAGATCAGAAACCCCTACTGCTCTCATAGGACTTCTTTGATTGAGTAGAATAACTGCTGGGATTTGTCCCAAAGGATTATCAACAGAGTCTATAACCACAGGGTCAGTAACACCTACGCTGTTTAATCTAACTGTATCAATTTTGTCTAAGTACCAAACACGATAGATTTCTTTTTGGCTGTCTTTGTGTTCTCTAACCTTCAAATAATCTAAGTAATATTTTCCTGAAGTTGCTCTGGTGTAATTCCAATCCACAATATTCTCAGGTGTATAGATATTTAAGTAAGGTCTAATCTCTTGGTTTAATTCTTCTGCTCTAGTTCTTGCATTGGAGTTTGGTTTGTCCATGATAGCCCAGCAATGACCATAAACACTAGCGTAAGTTTGCAACTCTCTCATCAAATGAGAGAATGATCTACCTTCTAAATCAGCATCATCTAAGAACATATTAATGGTAGAGTCTTGCTCTAATGAACCTAGTTTTCTAGTTGGCTTGATTCTAAATAGGAATGATGAATAAATATGAACTACATTTCTACAATGGTTATCTAATGGAGTGAATCTTAATCGTTTGTAAAACTCATTCTCTAGTTCTAGGTTGTAGGTTTGTAGGAACTTACCTTCTTTGTATTCTTCCCCACCCAAATAAGAACGGATAAAATATTGCCATCTGTCTGCAAATGCTTTGTAATGATCGTGTTGTTTTAGAATTTCTTGTCTTGAATATGCCATTAGCTAAATCTCTTAGGTTGTGAAGGTGGTAAGTTTGAAGTTATGGGGAAGATATATTCTATGCCGTAACCAAGTGCGTCTACCATATGATCGTGTCCAGTTTTTTCAGGTATATTTGTACCTTCTTTATACATTTGTTTCATTAACGAATTAATAAGGTTTTTGCAAGAGGGATCAATAAATATATTCCTTGAACCATCAAAATTCTTTAATCTTGAATTTACACTATTAATCCGATCTCTAACTAAAGCATGAGTATTTTTACACTTAACATTAAAACCAGCATTGGTCAAGATTGTTAAATCAGTTCTTCCACCAGCAGAAGTCTTGCGTTGTCTTGAGGCTGGATCAGGATAAACTACAATCTTATTTTTAGGATATCTTCCTAATAACTCATTAATAAATTCATCTGTGTTACTGGAGTAAATAACTATCTCATCAAAGAACTCTGCTACATTATTCTTTAAATGAAATAAACAAGCTGACATTGGATCAATGTTAAAGTCTAAGCCCACATGGATAATAGCTTGTGGATCATATTTACAAGGCTTAACATTGTTCTCTCTGTCAAAGTTATAATAGACTACGCCTGAGTATGTTTCAAATGAAGCTAAGTATTCTTGTTTAAAACTTCTCTCATCTAAATCTTTTTTTGCTTGTTCAATCTCGTGTGCTTCTACTTGCCCACCTTCTATAGTAGTGAACTTCCATGACTGCCACTCTGGATCACCTGACTTACCTTTTTGGTACATATCAAATGACCAGTTACCAACTCCTTTAGGTGTTCCTACAAATAACACCTCGCCATTAACATACTTATCAGAAATGGTAGGTCTAAGAACTTCACTCCATGCTTCCTCTGGAATGTCTGAGAACTCATCTAATACAAGAAAGTTAAGACCAACACCCCTGAGATTATCTCCTGACTTATCTGCACCCTTTAAACTAATCTGACAATTATTGATTAAGACTAAAGTTAGTTCTGTTTCATTAATATATTTAACCCACCTTAATTCTTTAACTTTTTTCTTGAGTTGTTTCCACATGATCTCCTTACTCATTCGGTAAGTAGGACTCACATAAAATATCTTGCCGTTATCTGCAAACCTAGCTTTCCTAAGTATTTCAGTAAGGCATAAATGTGTCTTGCCAAATCTTCTTCCTGTAACTAGGACTCTGAATCTCTTATTAGATAAACATACTTGTTTTTGTGGTTCAGATAATGGCATACTTACCTTCTTCAAACCATTTCATAATCCAGTGTTTATCTTTTGTAATATCATGGCTTGGATATACATATGTTTTAGAAGTTGGGTGTACTTCCATCGTATATCTATTAGGAGTCTTAAAGAAATCGTACCCTGTAATAGTCATGGAGTTAAACTTAATATTATTTAATAGCCAATAGATACTAACTAATCCTGTGGTAGGTTTTTCATAATCTAATTCTTTACACATAAGATTATAATCATTGGCGTTCCATAACCAAGCGTGAGGCTTTAATTCAGTAGGCATTCTGTTCATTCTCTTGCCTTCTTTTTCAGCATTAAGCCTTATAATATTCTTGTTCTCTGGTATATCCCCCAGAAATTTATGTGATTTATTAACAAGGTTATCAATCCATACATCACAAGGTGTGGTTTTGATTCCAAGATTCATTCTTACAATGCAATTATATTTTGAATAGTCAGGTTCTTTGTCCGGTACAGCATTTCCTATAACTAATAAATCCTTATCCTTCATGTAAGTAAATGGATCAAACATTATCTTGAGAATACCAGTTGATAATCTTTGTATTTATTAAACTTATCTTTCCACCAGTCTTCAGGCTTAACAGTTGCGTGTGCGTTCATTCCATTGGGTAATATTTCTCTTGCTTCTCTACAGCATACAGAAACAAATACCCATTTGCCTTGATAGCTAAATATGTCTGCAATAATATTGTCTATATTTTCTTCTGGGATATGCTCTAATACATCTGTTGAAATAACCAAATCAAATGTGCCTATAGGCTTAACATTAAACTCAGGGATAGCTGGATCATACTTAGTGGCTTTCCAAGTAAGGTCATGATGCTGTGCCTTGCCACAGCCATAATCTAACATCGTTTGTAAGTTATAATCTTTGCGTAATTTATTTATGGTGGGTATATATTGTCTTACTGTAGTGCCTGTCCATTTTTTATCATTTAGATGAAGTAACTTTGCCTGTTCTAAATATAGTTTAAGCATTAAAATAAAAGGAGTGTCTTGGGTATTTGCTTAGTTGTTTAATGATGGGTTGATACATATCTGCTTTATAATTTAGTATTACCATAACATGCTTACTTGAATAGCTGAATATATCTTTAATTACTATGCTTAAGTAATCTAAGGGTACAGTTTCTAAAAGATTACTAACAACAATAAGATCGTAATGATGATTGAAGTTGCTAGTAAAAGTTTGTTGTTCAATAGTTTCTTTACTGGCTTTAAAAGAGTGTCCGTAAAGCAAGATAGTTTTTGCCTGATAGTAGAAAGCTTTGTTAAGTACTTCTTGTCTAAAATTA